CACTAACTTGTTGTTTACGTAAATCATTTTCAGAAATTTTAATTACATGAATAACTGCTTCTGCATCTTCTAGTGATGTTGCTGAATAAGGAACAATTAAATCTTCAGCCGGAATAAATTTAGATACCGCTCTTCCAAGAAGAGCATCATAATAAACTTTTTTAAATGTAGATCCTGATAGTGGTAAATAAAATAACATCTGATCAAATTCAGGTTCGTATTCTTTCATAACATTCATAATTTGATAGTTCATGAATTCTTTAACTCGCATCGCTTGATCTTCTTTATTACGATCAGTTAAACCTAAAATTTGTGTTCGCACGGGCCCGTCCGCGGGAAGCAATTCTTTGTAAGCTTGTGCTTGAAACTGTGTTACTGATTCTGCAAGAACTGGATGTGTAACTCCTGATGCACCTTTAAATGGTTCTGTTCGTCTTTCATATTTAAATCCTAATAGGTCTAAACCATTTGTATATGCCATTTCCCAATCTTGGCGTGAAGATCTATAATCATTATATTTTTCATCTAATTCAGATCCAATGTCTGTTAAAATACTTTCATCTAAAAACTCTGCAAGGTTTGCGTAATGATCTTCTCCTCCTGGAATAGATGCAACACTTGGATCAAAAGAAATTTCCGCACCACCATCTTCACTCATGTTAATTTCAACAGGAGAATCTGTAGGTTGTATTTCTTCTTGAATAGTTTGTTCTATTTCAGCTTGACCTGGAATTTCAATAGTAGTTTTTGTATTGGGTAATGACTTATCAATTTCTGCCATGATTAACTATACCTTCTTCTGAATAATGTTTCAACACCTTGTGAGTCAGGACCTTTAGCAGGTGGCACTGTTTTTGTCAATCCACCATTAGCAAAACTAATTAATCCACCATCTGCTCTATAATTATCTGGATTTGGATCTGGGTATCTATCCATGATATCATCATAAGGATCGTCTTCTACTTTTTTTCTACCTGCTGCTCTTTGTTCAATTTTTTTTACGTCTTTTATTTTTCCAGTTCCAATTTTTTCTAATCTTTCAAGATCACTATAAGCAGTATCAATATCAAAAGTATCATAGTCAAATTCAACTTTACCGGGATTATTATAATCTGGTTTTGGTCTATTCTCTATCACATAGAAATCACCCGGATATTTTACTGGTTCTCCTGTTTGTACATTAATATCTGTTTTAGGTGGTGTATAACTTATTTCAAAAGGTGAATCAGCTACTCCACCAGAAGTAGATTCAATAGTAATATTTCCAGTCGCTTTATTTTCTGTGAGAGTAATTATTTCTGGTTTACCAGTCTCCGAAGGTATTTCTAATTTTTTAATAGTTTCATAATCTTCAACTCTTGAAGCTTTAGGAGATATATCTGTTCCTTCTTTCATTATTTTATTAACAAGTGGAGTAAACCATTCAGGCATACCTTGAACTTTAGGTAAAACTTTCCCAGCAACTTTTGTAGCTTTAATACCAGCACCTTTAATTGCTTTTCCTAAAGCAGGTAATGCAGCGATACCTCCCATTATTTTTAATAAAGTTCTACGATCCATTATTCAGATTCCTTGTTAGATAGATAATCATATAAGCTATACGCTCCAGATGCAACAAGTCCTGGAATACCTAAAAATCTAGAAGCCCCAGCAATAACTCTTGGACTTAAACCTAATCTTAAAGCTGTGCTTAATTTACCTGGAATTGCTTCCCCTACATTTTTTAAAGATCCAAAGTCTTTTGCAAATCTTAAAATACCAGGCGCTCTCGCAGCTGTTGGTGCTGCAATTGTTCCTGCTCTTTTTCCTAAAGTTTCCATTGTTGCAAGTCCCAAATAATTTAATGGATCTGTTACTATATCTTTTGTAGTTGTTTCTTCGTCCAATATTTGTGGTGCTGTAAATGCAGCGGTAGCAAGTGGACTTCCTAATCTATAAAATCCTTTTGCAAGAGTTCCTGTTATTGGAGATTTACCAATAGCTTTTCTTTCCTCAATTGTTTTTTTAACATCAGGTAAACCAAGAGCAACTGTCGCTCCTCCAATGGTTGCACCTACTTGACCAACCATCTTACCTATGTCTGCTACTTCTTCTGGTATTTCATTATCCGCGATCCAATATAAAACATCCGATTGAGATGCTTTTACATTTGGATCATCTTGTTTAACAAATCCTGCATAGGAGTCATATTTAATTTGTTCAGCTAGTTTAGGTTCTGGTGCTTGACCTTCTACTACTTGGTCTTGCATTGCGGTCTCTGTGTCTTGGACCGAGGATGGAACTTTTGCTTGTGCAGTTCCTGCAAGTACTGTCCCAGCAATAATAGGTAAAGTAAATTTGTTTAATCTTTTAGGTGTATAAGTTTTAACTACATCAATAATTTTTTCAACTGGTTTATTTAAATTTTCAGTATAACCAATAAATCTAACTGGATTACCAATTTCATTTTTAAATGTTCCTTTTGGAACATCAGGTCTTAATGTGACTTTTAATTCTTTTGCTTTATTAACAATGTCATCAATTTTACTTTGAGCTTCTGGATTATTATAATTTTTTTCTATAAATCTTTCTGCGTCAGGAGTAAAAAATTGATTTAAAGAAAAAGGAGCTGCAAATCTATTTGCAGGAGTATTTAATAATTCTCCTCCTAATTGAATTCTTTTACCATGTGATAAATTAAAAAACCTTGCATCTTTTTTAGGATCAAGAACATTAGATAAATCAATTTTAGATTTGTATATATTTCCATCTCTATCTACACGCGTACTGATTTTATCTAATAATTCTCTATCTTCTAAAATAGCATTTGGATTATTATTAATTATTTCATTTATTTTTTTAAGAACTATTCTTTGTTGTTTGTTTAAATCCAATTCTCTTTTAGACAAACTAATTTTTCCTTTTTCTTCAAATCTTCTTTTATCTCTTCTCATCTGTGCGCTTACTAAATCCATTTCTCTTTTTTCAGGAATTGATGCTCTTTTTAATTTTTTTCTTTTAGCAGAACTTTGATTAATGAAAGTTTGTAGATTTGGAATTTCTTCTTTTAAATTAGTTTTTGCTTGTCTATAATTTGCAGTTAATCCTTTTCCTGCTGCTGATATATCAATAGGGGGTTTATATGTTTTATCATTAACTATATTTCTTAATATTTTTTCATATTCTGGAACAGAAAGATCAGTAGCTATATTTACTTTTTGTTGAATAGTTCTATCTGCAACATTTATTTTATATTTATCTAATGCGATTTTTTTTATTTTATCAACATCTGTTTCTCCTTCAGAAATAATCTTATCAACAATTTTAGCCGCATCTCTATTTTTACCTAATATAGCATTAGGATTATTTTTAAATGATTCCGAAAAAACTCTTCCTGTAGTAGTTTGAGAAGCTCCTACATCTCTAGCAATTTTTCTAATATTAATTGTTTCTCCATTATCAATTTGTTTTTGTATGGCTTCTTTTATTTTTTTTCTAGTTTCTTCAACAGTTTTCATTATCTTCCTCTTTTTCTAAACATCGTTCCAATACCACTAATCAAACCACCTTTAGCATTTGGTTCTCTGTCTTTAACATCAAAGTCTTCTAAAGTATTTTTGTTGTTAATATCATCAACTATCTTTTGAATTTTTTTAAATCCTTCTGGGTCATTTTGTTTTGCAAAGTTTGCAAATGATTCTGCAGTTTTAGGATCTGATATATTTATAGTTCTTGGTTGAAATGTTCCTTCCAAATCTTCTAACTCTTGTATTTCATCAACAGTAATTAATCTTCTATCTTTTGTCATTTCTGCTTCATCAGCTTTTTTTCTTAAGAAGTTTAATCTATTTTGACTTTTCTCTCCTGGTGCAGGATCTAGTTTACCCATTTTATATTCTTGATACATAGATGCTTCATAATCTTTTTGTTTTTTAACTAATGCTTCTAATTCATCAAATGTTTCAGTTCCCTGAACTACAGTGTTTTCACTATCATTTAATATTTCTGCATAGTCTTCGTAATCTTCTTTTGTAGGTTTTTTAATTTTTTCACCTACATCGTCTACTAAAGTTTTAATTCCAGTCTTTGCTTCTGTCACTACTTGTGGCTTTGAAAATACTTCTGGAAAAGTAGATTGTAAGTATTCTAAATTATTATTATATTGTGCAATTTCATCTGGAGTTGCTTGTGGTAAAAAGTCTGCATCATTAGCAATTAATCTTTTTAAACCTTCAGGATCTCCTCCTTCAAGTTTACTTAAATCTGTATTAAAAGAATTTCTAGATCCAGGTAATCTTTTGACTCCAGTAGTTACTCCTATTTTAGGTTTGATTCCTAACTTTTTAAGTGTGTTAAAAATTTTAGAAGTTAAAGCATATAAAACTTTTTTATCCATTAGTAGTATTCCCTGTTGTCGTGGATTATAGGTTCATCCTTATAATCCTCGGGATGCTCAATAAAGCCGCCCTGTCTAAATCTCATTAATGCTTGTGTCATTGAGTCTACGAGGTCATCGTGATCTCCAAAAGGAAATGCCGCGCATTCCTCAATAACCTCTTCTGCAAAACTTGCCTCTGGCGCCCATATCTGACCACTTTCAAAAAGTGGTGCAACGGCGTTTATACGGGAATGTTTATCATTTCCTTTGCTAGGTGTAAAGTTAATCACAGGTATACCCATCTTACGTAATTCATAAGTTAGTGGTAATCCTGATGCTTTGGACTCAATTACTACTGATTCCGGTTTCCAATAGTGATATTGTTCTAAAGCTCTACGTCTTAATTCTGGAAACTCTAGTCGTTCTTTTATCGCATCTAGTAAAATTAAATTGGGTCCTGAATCAGGATTTGGATAAAATACACCCCATGTAGTAATGGCTGAAAAGTCGGCTGTTTCTTTTTTAAGGAATGCCGTGTCATAACTTTGTATCACATGGTACAATTCTGGAATATAATCCTTATCCCATTTACGCCACCAATCACGTTTAATGATTGAACCTTCTTCTGATGTTGGATTCTGCATCCATTGTGCATTCCATTTTTGAATTGATAAAGATGCTTTAACTGATTCTAATTCTGATAACTTCCAATACTCTGGCCATACGGGTTTCTCATCAGGTAAGATGGCTGGAAATTCTACAACCTCCCACTGATCTGATTTGATTCCTTTTTGAGCCCCGATCAACGATCCGGTAAGATCTTTCAAAGACCAACGCGTCATGACTACGACAATTTTACCACCTGGTTGTAAACGCTGACGAGGACCTGATGTATACCATTCATAAGCACGTTCCAGCGCTTCTGGATTCATCGCATCTTGTTCCGAGTGCGGGTCATCGATAATAAGTAAATCCGCTCCGCGGCCCGTGATCGCCGATCCAACACCCGCTGCGAAATACTCACCACCTTGATCCGTCTCCCAACGGCCCGCGGCTTGCGAATCTTCGCGAAGTGTCGTTTTAAAAAATCTTTTATAATCTGGACTGTCAATTAAATGTTTTGCTTTTCTACCGAATCGAACAGCGAGTTCAGTCGTGTGTGTCGTTTGAATAATTTTTAATTTTGGATTACGACCAATCATCCATGCAGGTAATAAGAAAGATGCAAACTCTGATTTAGTGTGTCGAGGTGGCATGTTAATAATCAAACGATTAATCTTACCTTCTGCAAGACGATTAAACTGATCAGCAATTTTTTTATGATGTGAACCTTGTATAAAATCTGGCCACATAGATTTTACAAAAGTTAAAAAGTCTTGATGCACTTTTTCTTCTTTTACTTTCTCATCATACTTGATTGCATACTTCATAAACTCCTTACGTGCATCCGTAGGAAGCTTATTCAAGTCTATCTTACTTACATCCATATAATTTTTTATAAAATTTTTTTATAAAATTTTTACACCTTCAATATTTTTTATGAAGTATTTATCACGGTTGAATGTCTAAATCTAGCACTAAAGGTCAAAGTCTTGGGACCCCTTTTGCAATTTAGGGGGTGGGGGTGGGTGGGCCCGCAAGCTTTCAAGCTTGTTGGGGTTACTGACAGCAATGGGTGGGGTGGGTGGGCCCGCAAGCTAGCGAGCGATATATATTGTTAACAAGAGAAGAGGCGAGCGCGCCGCGAAGCGCGCACAACCTATGATTGATTACATCAATCTAGTAATGTCATATATTCCTTTGGAAAATGTTTAGCGAACCAGTCGCAACCTTGTTGCACAGTCTTATAGTCTTCGAACTGTTGAGCGCCCATTATCAAATCATACACAGCAACAGCGAACCATGGCAACGATGCCTTCGCACCGCTGAACGGGTTAGCAACATCTATTAGTTTATCTTGTGGATCTAATGTTAGATCAACATCGAACGGTATGTTGTACTCTATGTTATTATACTTAACTACTTGCATTGTTTTCCTTTCTGTTTAGTGAGTCGCTTTACATAACAAGGTTAGGCGACTCACAGTTAAATTATTATATATGGGATATTATGTCAATACAT